AGGTCGTAATTTTTTTATTTGCAAATTTATTTTTATCTTTGTACAACCTCTCCCAGAGGGTAGGCAGTTTGCCATATTTCGGGAATGTCAAATCGTTCTCACTACTAAACAAATCAATATGCCATTAACTTGCACCGGATGCTCAGTTAGCGTCCCTACCCTCTCCGCATCTTGCGGTAAAAACAAGAAGCAAGGCGGTCTGCCATACCTTGCCATCGTTGCTTGTGATTACACCTTTACAAATCCAACTGACCCAGCAGAATGGGCAAGTGCCATCAGTGCCAACAACGCAAGAGTTGTTAAAGGTCTGCTCGGTTCACTTGCTGACCCGTCCAACACTACCAAGCGTATCGGTTCTTGCGACCCTGAAACTTTGTTAGGTCGTGTCTGGACGCTTAACTTCCAAGATTACAACTTCACCGAAACAGGCAGTCCGCTTGTGTTCGAGAAAGAAGCGTTCTACAACGATATTCAAGCCGACCCAAGTAAGTACTATTTATACTTTGGTTCTTGCGATGGCAGAATGTGGTTAGTTTCCGACTTCACATTAATGATGAATGTAATCGTTCCCGATAACAACCAAGATGCAAGATACATGAATGTTCAAGTCATGTATCAAGGATTGACAATGGGAACTCAATATGTTTTCGATTTAGGTACAGTCTAATCCGCCCGTAAATCATGGCATACGAGCCTATTGATACGGGTTTCGGGTTCTACTTTGACCCCGAGGAACGACCTGATGCGTACCTGCGCTGGGCAGAGCAGTATTACTCGATGATTGTGCATACGCAAGGTCATAATCCGGGTAAACTGCTCTACCTACAACGCCCGAACGAAGCCGATGATATCTACCGTTACCGTCTGGCTAATTTCGAGGCAATTACAAAGGGGGCAATAAGTCGGGCAAAAAACGAGGTGTTCAGTCCTATCGGGTCTGCCAAGTTCTCATACAAGATGGACGAGGACACCGAGGAATACATTGAACGCCCTGTTTTCGGCATGTCCGGGGGTTACGGTACTGGATATGACTATTGGCAGTACATATTCAAGATTGCCTGCGAGCGAATCATTGACGACCCGAACGGCTACCTGACTTGGATGCCATTCGGAGAAGGTACGACCGACCCGACACAAAAGGTTGAGTTATATCCATATCAGATTTATTCGGTCTGCATAACCCGACTCACAAAGGACAGAATCACCTTTTACAAGCCAGAGGAACGCTTTTATCTAAACTCAGGCACAACAGGTCGGATATTTTACACGATAGACAGAGAGGCTTATTATCGCCACTATGAGATTGAACTGCCTGACGATAAGACCACATTCGGAACGGAGTTAATTTACCGTCACAACTTAGGAGAGATACCTATCGTGTTGAATGGTGGATTTCGTAAGTCGGCAATCGGTCAATTCGATTACAAGACACGCAAAGCCGTATGGGGAGAATCAACTTATATGGGTTGGTCTCCTTATTCATTCACAAGCGGGTCGGCATTGTTGCAGAATACCTATCTGCCTCAATTTATCGACTATCTCGAATCGTTCTTTGTCGGGTTTGTTGGATATGCGAACGAGGCATTAAAGACCTTTGACGATTGGAAAGGTGCAAGAGTAATGACTTCCAACCCGATCCGAGTTGAGAAGCAGATGCCTTGTACTGCCGAGGGTTGCAATAACGGCTATGTCTGGGGTCATGATAGCGAGGGCAACGACTCAAGGCGTGCGTGTAATACCTGCAACGGGTCAGGCGTAATGGTTCGCAGTCCGTTTGGCATTTATCAAGTCAAAGTACCCGATAGCACAACGCTCGAAAACCAGACGCTTGTTGATGACCCCGTGTCGTATGTATCGCCTCCGGTCGATGGACTCGAGTACATGCAGAAAGCGTGGGAAACATTGATACACAAAGCCGAGTTGGAATTGTATCAACTCTTCACCGATTCGGCTCAATCAGGCGAGGCTAAAAAGGTGGACAGAGAGGGCAAGTATGCGATGATAATGGCAATGTCAAATCACATCTTTGACCATATCATCTACAATCACCTGAACTTCCTGATTCGTTTACGCAACATAGTCAATCCTGAACCTCCGATAATCGTCAAGCCGACATCGTTTGCAATTCGTGACGAGGGAATGATTATCGAGGAGTTGAAGCAGTTGAACGAAGCGGACGCACCGATACCGGTAAAAGTCAAAGCACAAAAAGACCTGATGAAAAAACGCTTCTCAGGCAAAGCCGAGGCGAGCGAAGTCATTGAGTTGATGGTGCAGTTTGACCCGTTATATGGGCAATCTATGGAAGACATTGAGCGGATGCAACGGATGGGGGCGATTGATACCAGAAGCGTTCAGAAGCATGCGTATTGCTACCATGTGTTGGAAAGGGTCATGGAGAAAGTTGACGAGGTCGAATACGACATGGAAGAGCCTGAGATTCTCGTATTGATGGAGACCGAGTTCAATACTATCGTTCCTCCACCTGCCACGCAGATTCAGATTCCAGTATTTGAATAATGGCGAAGCGTTCACCCGAAGATGAAATCGACCTGCTCATTGATAACTTGGTTGATAATGCCCGTAAAGGGGCAGACAATGCAACTGAGCGAATCATTAAGTTATTGGACAAGTACTTGGACGGTTTCCAGTTGTCTGATGGAACATTCGTTTTATCTGAGCAAAACAGCCGACTTCTCACTGGTCTGGACTCCGAAATCGCCAAAGCAATCAACGCAAGTACCTACCCATCCAGCGTGTCCGAAATCGTCCGAAGCCTGCCCGAAATTGAACGATTGAGCGAGATGGTACTGCGTCAATACAATAGCACCTTTGCATTTGATTTCGACCGATTGGGGGTATCTCAATTACGCCTGATGCAAACCGAAACAATCGTTCAGAACATGACCGGCACTGGTTTGACTGCTGAGATTAGACAACCGATTCGTGATGCAATAAATCGAAATGTTTTTGCAGGGGCGAAAGTGACCGATACCAAAGCGAGACTGCGTGACTTCCTGCTTGCTTCCGAGTCGGATAAAATGAACCGAATGGCAAGGTATGCAAATGTCTGGGCGCAGGATGGCATTATGCAATATGACGGCATGATATACGACCGATTCCGCACCGAGTACGCACCGAACAGTATCAGGTACATAGGCAGTCTAATTGGCGATAGTCGTCCGCAGTGCGTTCGCTGGATAACGAAGTACAATGGTAAAATTCCAATGAGTAAGTTACAAAGTGAAATAAATTGGGCGTATAACAACGGGTCAGGAATGAACCTTGCTACTACCAAAGAATCATTCTGCACATATCGTGGCGGTTACAACTGCCGACACAAAGCAATTCCCGTATTTGAAAGTGAGGGCGAAGACAATGGGTGACAATCACGGGCAATCGGAATCAATCGGGGGCATCTTGTCCTCAATTTTGGGGTATATTATGGCACATTTTTTTTCTGTTGATGCTATTTTTTTCAAGGTAGTTATTGCCCCGGCAATCGGTGCGACTATCGGTTTTTTCGTAGTAAGATTTTGGAAAAAACTTTTCGACAAAAATGAAAAATCAGATAAAACAAATGAATAAACACGACTGGATTATTATCCTCTTCTCGATGCTGATTGCTACGGCAACAGCCAACGCACAGGACACGGTGTATATCGCCAATTCTGGAAGTAATGTAACTATCACCTACAAAGGCTCGGTCAAGTCCGTACCTCGTAGTTTGATTAGTGCCAATAAGATTGTCAGTCCTATTCTGCCGACACAAGTATCAATCTTTAACGGGGCGTCACAAGTTGATTCTTGGACATTTAACTTCTATCGATTCAAGGTCAATCAAACCGCCATCACCAATGTCGATAGTTTTGTTCCTGCCATCAACAACCTGAACACGGCTATGGTTGTATCGTACAAATTGCTCAAAGATATTCAAATCGTTTCGGCTTTACCTGCCAACCCAGACCCGACCGTTACATACTTGGTTGGTGCGCAGACTACCATAAGCATAACAGGCTTAAATGGCAACGCAGACGGGTATTACCGCATTCAAGGCACAACGGTAAACGCAGGCAGTGCCGATACGCACACAATGCGGTTTAATACGGTTAATACCAATGTGTACGATAGCCGGTATTCGTATGTTGGTGCAGCATCAAGCACGGGGTCGAACTTACAGACGCATATCTTTATTGCACCAAACAACGGGGCAAATTCGCTCACTATGTTCGACATAACAATTGACCCAGTTACTGGCAAGAATCGCACCGTTCAGGGCGTGGCTAATGTGTTTGGGTCGAATCAAATCACCGCACCATTATACCCGACCTTTGGCGGTTTGTGGCGTGACAATTCGACTAATATTACAAGCATTCAACTTGGTTATGCTTCAATAAGTAACGGGTATGCCGTTGGTACAAGAATCAGAGTTTATAGTTTACAGCAATGATAGAAATAGGCAAATATTACCAGATTCAGACCCCGCAGGGTGAAAGGACTGCCAAAGCAATGCAATTAATCATGGAGGGTGTTTATGGCGTTTATTCGCCGAGCGATTACGCCGTTCCCGAGGATAATCAAGGCACAATCATTCCAGAGGGTTCGCCCGAATCTACGCCACAAGAGGCGGAATTATGGGATGAGTGGTATGCCAATAATTAGTAAATTTGTAATAAATTAAAACCAATCATACAATGAAAAAAGCAATTTTCCTTTCAATCAGTTTGACGCTGTTCGCCTTTATCGGTTTGAGCGGTCAGACAAAAGACACTTTGACCGTGTCTCAAAACTCATCTACTGGCGTCATTACACTTCGCAGTCAGAAGTCAGGCAATCTCGTTATCAATCCGTTTGAGTACAATGGATTCGGTAACATTCAAGCCGTGTATAGCACAGCAAGTGCCGATACTATGGTTTATTTGCAAAATGTAAAGACTGGCACTATCATCACCCGCTACCGCAAGACAGCATTCTATTTCGCTACTTACGGCATCACTGCAATGACTGCAACTTGGTTGAATGCGACTTATTTCAATCCTCCTAACTTGCGTCAGTTAAATGTAACCAGTGCCGTTAGAGATAGCCTCGTGTCTTGGGGTCTTGCACCATTGGGAACGATTATCTTCAATACCACTATCGATAGTCCGCAAGTACGAAGGACTTCCGCTTGGCGTTCATTCTAATCCAAAATAAATAGTCATGCAAAATTTAAACGAAAAACAAGTATTGGTGCAAAACACCAAAACGGGCAAGCAGGTAATCTTGTCTAAGCATTTCTTCGAGCGTCAAAAGGCATTGAAGAAAAACGGGTTCAGTGATTTCGAAATCGTTCCGA